TAAACTTCTGCCAACCTTTATTATAAAAATCCTTAAAGGTCTCAAACTCACTATGATCTAATTTCTTCTGCCCAAGTTCAACACTGGCAATATAATCTAATCGATATGATTCTTGTGCCTTATAAGTAAACTTCTTATAGAGATCAAGATAATCTAACTGACATACACCACCCACATCAAAGGTAGTGTGCCTTCTTCCCATAAGATGTATTTCACCCTCACTACAGAGTCCCCAAGGTGACATACGCTTCATTAATTTCTCACCAAGCACCCGTCTAAGACGTTTACAAATGTATGGGATATCATATAGTTGTATGTTCCATCCAGTAATTACATCTGGAACATCCTGCATCCAATGAGTAATGAATGAACTCAGAAGAGCATGTTCTGATACACAATGATGATAGGTTACGTCCTTACGATCATTCTGAAAAGGTTTAACTCCCCAAGTGATGATCTGCTTCGTTGTATAGTCTTGTATACTAATAGCGAGTATCTCTTCCTCGCACGATTCAACATCAGGAAACCCTTGCTCAGACGCAACCTCAATATCAAGAGTAACAAGTTTAATCTTGCTGATGTCAAACTTGATCTCATTCTCAGGATATTTCTCTGATATGTATTGGTAGATGTAACGATCATGACCATATATCTCGAATCCTTCCACATCCTCGTATTTCTTATAAAACTCCCTACAATCTCTGACCGTTCCCGGATTAATAGCTTCAACCGAATCTCCGTTTAACGTTTTATATTTAGCCTTCTTCTTAGATTTAACAAATAAAGTAGGGAAAAACTCATCCCTATGCTCATATCTCTTTCCATTATCAACACCCCTTACAAGGAATTGATTACCGATCAATTGTACATTGGTATAGAATTTCATTCTAAAAATAAAGTATTAAATGAAATAACAGTCTTCCGAGTATCTGTATGATTCGGAGGTGACTTGTGCTTTATTCTAGCATCAAAAGTCAATATTTGTCCTTCCTTTACTCTAGGAACAATTTCTTTACCAGTTTTAGGATGTTTTAAAATAGTTCTTAGAGATTTATCTTTCAATTCAACATAATAGATATTTGCCAAATCATTACGATGAGCATCATCATAATGACTATGCATTTTATGCTCTGTTCCTGAATTGGAATCGTACTGATTAAACCATATAGTCGTAATTGAAGATTTACTTTTTCCAAATTTTTTATGTATTAACTTCACATAAGATTCTCTATCCCTTTCCGATAAAGAATAAGTATACCAATCAAATACTACCCCATTTTGCTGATTTAACCAATCAGTATTACTAATTTTACTAATACCATCATCATATCTTCCATCAATTTTAGAAATCATTGAAAGAATCTTTTCCTTACTTATATGATGATCCCTAACCTTCGTAATATAATAGAGAGGTTTGGAAAATATCATTTAGTAATGTCTTGGTATTTTTCAAGTAAAGTGGGAGTAGGATCACATAAGGTAAGAATCTTATCTGAACTCAACATAAAGATATCATCTCTTGTAATATCCAGTAGCCATGGTTCTAAAATAGTTTGCCCAGACTGTGTATTAATAACAAAAGGATTAACTAATTTACAATCAGGTTCTCCAGGAACTGCAGCTGGAACTTCATCAACTTCACTAATCAGAAGTTGCTGAGTCGTCGTCAGTGCTATCACTTTGATTGTTTTGTCTGCCATCTTTTAAAACTCCATCTTCGTACATTTTTTTTAATTGAGGGATTGGTTCCACTAAAGTTATAACCCAATCGGGTGCCACTGGAATCTTTTTATCGGTTGTAAGTGGCATCCATGGAGTCAACTGCATTTTACAAGGAGTGTTTCCACTATCCCCCGCATCTTGTGCTAGCAGTTTAACTACACATGGATCAGAAAAGAAATAACCCACAACTCTTTCGTCAAGAATCATTTCTTCAATATCTGCGATAACATCCTCTCCAGATTTTAATAGAGATAGTTTAACAGTCATTTTTATTCTTTACCTGTATGTATTATACCACAATTTCTCCAATTGTCCATGACTTTAATCCATGACCATATATCCTAAGTCCAATATCAGTTACTGCTTCTTCGGGTACTACTAAGCAATATCCTATCCCCATATTAAATGTAGTCTTCATATCCTCTTCAGGTATCTCACCAGCAAGCATAACTTTATTAAAGAGTTTTGGCATTGGCCAAGAGTTATAATCTACATGTGCTTTAAGTCCTCTGGGCAAACACCTTGGAAGATTCCCTGGAATACCACCACCAGTAATATGTGCCATACCAAGGATAGGAAACTCATCTAACAAATCTTCTATCAAAGGTGCATAGATTGTAGTTGGTGTAATAAGTTCTGGTGTATCTTTATAGAAAATCTTATGCTTGAATAACATCTCATTGATTAAACTATATCCATTACTATGAAGTCCACTACTTTCTATACCAATAATCTTATCACCTGCTTTAATTAAACTACCATCAATTATTTCATTTTCTTCTACAATACCTGTACAAAATCCTGCAAGGTCATAATCTTTAGAAAAGCGACCATGTTCCGCAGTCTCTCCACCAATAAGTTCTACTTCTGCTATCTCACATCCTTTAATAATACCTTCCATTATCTCATCTTCTGTACCATCCAACTTCTTAGTAGAAAGATAATCTAAAAAGTATAATGGTTTAGCACCACAAGCAATCACATCATTAACACACATTGCAACAAGATCAATACCAATAGTAGTATAATCTCCAGCAATAAATGCCATATTAATTTTAGTACCAACACCATCAGTACCAGAAACTAATATAGGTTTCTCATATCCTGATGGTACTCTAAACATTCCACTAAAGCCACCAATACTAGGTGCCTTTTCTTTTAGTCTATCGACAAAAGCATTACCTGCTTCTATGTCAACACCAGCATCTTTGTAATTCATTCTTATAGTATAGCATAAAAAAGAGGACTGTAAAGTCCTCTTTATATTTAAAGATAATCTTTTCTAGTGTGGTGCTCAGGAACTATTTTTCCTAATTCTACCACCAAGAGTCCATCTTCAAAGCTGACTTGTCGAACTTCCGTATCATCAGTGAGCGTCCAAGCTCTGGAGAAGGACCGTTGGGCCAACCCTTTGTGGACAACTTCTCCAACTGTCTCTGATTCTTCCTTTTTGCCTTCGACAGATAATTTTCCAAACTCCGTATAGACTTTAACTTCATCTTTCTTAAACCCCGCAAGGGCGATTTCAAGTCTCGATTCATGATTATTCAAATGTACTAAATTATATGGTGGATAATTAGAAGTATGTGTATCATCCCAAAATCTATTGAGATAATCATCTAATCCTATGCTGTTCCTATTAATCCTCTCTAAAAGTTCTGGAAGATTGGCAGCATGATACCTTGATAGTGTACCCATGATAGTAGCTCCTTATTAAGCGAGTTTGTGTTTTGTGGACCCCGAAGGCATCCATACCTATTTATAGCACACCCCCCTCAAAAAGTCAGTGCGGAATACCCCATATCTTTGTGCAGTAATCCCTAATGGAACGATCTGATGAGAAGAACCCTGACCTTGCAGTATTAATTAAAGACATACGTTGCCAGTTCTTCCAGTCTTTCCATGCACTACTTACACGATCTTGAGCATCACAATAATCAGAGAAATCTGCCATTACACAGAAAGGATCTTGATTTAATAGATTATCTAAAAGTGGTTCAAACTTTTCCTTATCACCATTACTAAAATGACCACCCTTAACAAGATTAATTGCCTCCCACAATTCCGAACTCATATAATTCTTAGGATCATATCCCTTTTCCCATAAATCCGCAATACCTTTCTCATCATGACCAAAGAGGAAGAAATTATCTCCTCCAACTAAATCACGTATCTCCACATTAGCACCATCAAGTGTACCAATAGTAAGAGCACCATTCATCTGGAACTTCATGTTCCCTGTACCAGATGCCTCCTTACCTGCTGTTGAGATCTGCTCAGAGAGGTCTGCTGCAGGGTATACCTTCTCTCCTACCTTCACACTATAATTTGGTAAGAATACTACACGTAACTTACCATCCATATCAGGATCGGTATTAACTACTTCTGCAATACTACAGATAAATTGAATTATTAATTTTGCCATGTAATATCCTGGTGCTGCTTTACCACCAAATATTACAGTTCTAGGAACTATATCTTGTCCATTCTTAATACGAAGATACTGTGCAACTACCCAAAGAGCCATAAGATGTTGTCTCTTATACTCATGGATCCTCTTAACCTGCACATCAAATAAACTAGAAGGATCAACAGAGATAGCAAGTTCATTATGGATATAAGTGGCAAGTCTATGCTTACCAATGACTTTTGCCTCTGCAAACTTTTCTATAACATTTGAATCATCTACATAATTCTCAAGATTCCTAAGTTTCTCTCCATCAGTAATCCAACCTGGTGCATATTCATCCAATACCTCAACAAGACATGGATTGCATGAAGCAACCCATCTTCTTGGAGTTACTCCATTAGTTACATTAGTAAACTTATGAGGCCATAGATCATTAAACTCTGGCATCAACTGAGTCTTAACCAACTCAGAGTGAAGGGCTGCTACACCATTAACATGATGTGAACCTATAGTTGCAAGGTTTGCCATACGTACTGACTTATTACCTCTCTCATCAATGATAGACATCTTCTCTAACAACGAATCATCACCAGGATAATGAAGTCTTACTACCTGTAAGAACCTCCTATTAATCTCATAGATAATCTCCATGTGACGTGGTAAAAGAGTCTTAAACAACTTGAGATCCCACTTCTCTAATGCTTCTGGTAGTAAAGTATGATTAGTATATGCAATAGTCTTACTTACTATCTCCCATGCAGGTTCCCACTCAATATGTTTCGTATCTACAAGTAACCTCATCATCTCTGCAACTGCCACAGCAGGATGAGTATCATTCAATTGAATCTGATACCTGTTAGG